GCAAAATCGCCATCTTCAACTCTTCGTTTTCCAACAATCATTGCCCTGGCATCACGTCTTGCTTCATTCGGTTGAACACCGTTCTTTTTAATTAAAATCGTAGAAAGAAATTCAATTCGTTGTTCCAGTGTTTGAAATTGTGTATTCAGTTTATTCTTATATTCGTCTACAATAGAGTAATAGGTATTATCATACATCTTATCAAAAAACACTTCTTTATCATTTCCATTGTCATCTTCTAATTCATCTATTTCTATATATCTTTTTGCCAATTGTTTTATTTCCCGGCAATTATTTTTATCTCTTTTATAGTCATTATTTGCGGTTTTTATATGATTATCAATGCTTTTTGCTATTTCCTCAGTATCACTATTTGATAATAATAAACGACTAGATAACATAGCAATTGCGGTATTAAAGCATATACCGTTATCATAATCTTTTATTTTTTTCATAAATTCGGATACACTCATTGATGGAAACATATTTTCAAAACCATAATCATCCACAAATATTTCTTTCCGAAAAGATTCATTTAACCCTAATATCTGTAAAAATTCGGTAAGATCGTAGGTTATTTTACTCTGATTTATGCTATTAAAATATCGACTATCTTTAATGTATTGTTTCTTTATATCAACTATTTTATTTTTAATAAAAAGTGTGATTTCTTCATATTGCATAAACGATAAATCTTTTTGATATATTAAAAAGGGTTCCAAATAAGATAATACCGCATGAACTGAAAGTTTATCAGTTATGTATGGTTTCATTATATTAAATAAGGTTCGTGTTTTGGGTATCACTATATCTAAATATTTTCTATATTTATCATTCTCTTTAATTGTTTCATCTAAAATGTATTCTTTTACATCATTAATAAATGATGTTTCGTCATAATTAATCGGTGTCTCTAAATTATCTATTACTTTTGTAGAAACAACTGTTTTCCGATTTAATAATTGCCAATAATTCAAATAACTATTATTTAAATTCGCTTTAATAAAAATATTCGTAGAAGGTAAGTTTACTCTTGAAAATCTTACAACTGGTTCAGGCAACGTCATTAAGGATTTTAATGTAAGATTATCATTCGGTGTTAATTGTTTTCGTGTCACTATATCACCTGAACCTCTTACTTTATTCATTTCAATCGTATCTAGACCTGTGTTATATTCTTGGGTTAAGAACCGTTTACGCACAACAAAAGAATTTTTACTTTTGGATGAATAAGTGATTACTGAGGAATAGAAATCTTCTAAATTATCTACAACCGCATTAATATTTGCGTTAACCTGCGTAGTAGTTAAATAATTTTTTTTATTGTCTGGTTCATAAAAAGGTGTAAGATATTCATTTAAAGCATTCATTAAATAATAATATTTATTTTCACCTTCTGGAAAACTGCCTTCATTGTATCTTTGAATAATTTCTTCTTCTTGATTTCTTACACTATCTAATGAGTTTAAAGTATAATCATCATTTTCATCTTCATCTTCATCGTCATACTTATCATCATTTTCATTATCTCCATCATCTTTATTGTCGCCGTCATCTCCTTTATAGAGTTTCTTTTTGTTTTTTACTACGGGCAATAACCAATATAATTTTTGATTAAATTTTTGTAATGATTCTACCAAAGGTTTATAATTTGCGCCTTTAATTGCTGGCATTAACGCATTGCCTTGAATATCAAAGGTAGAATACATTGTTCTTAATTCTTTAAAACGTTCAATCAGTTTATGAATATTGTTCAATACCGGTTCAGTTCGTTCTAAATTTGGAATAGTGGAAAGCAAATCATCTAATAAATCCTGTGTTTGTTTTTCAATGCCATACCGTTGTTCTGACAATGGCACTTCAACAACTTGCGTTATTTCTGCTAATTCATCACCAAATTTTATTTGATCAGCACTAAAAATCAAATCTTGTATTTTTTCTTGAATTGGACCAGATGAGAAACCCTTTACTTCTTCTTCTTGAAACTCTTCCATATCGCCTTCTTCAAATACTACCTGTTCCTGTTCCTGTTCCTTGTCCTCTACCTGAACAGATGGGAATTGGTTCTCTTCTAAAACTTCACCAGAAACACTTTCGATACTGGGAATATCAACACTTTTATCCTCAGGAGGGTTTCTTAATGTTATTTTTTCAATCGGTATATCTTCTGGAATACCTTTATATCCAAAATCAATATAAATAATTTCTTTTTCAGGATAACTCGTAATTTCAATCATGTCTTCTTCCATATTAGTAATTTTACCAGTAATACTAAATGGAATATCTCCATTAAAATAAACATCCACCCATTTACCTGTAATTAATCCTTTTTGTTTCGCATAACCAGGATATTCAGAACGACTCAAAATAGCAAAACCAAGAATTGATTCATTATTTAAATTTCCATTTTCATCCATAAGAAGTGTCATTTCTTTCCCATTCTTTTCAACCAAATTTATTTTTACATTATTCAAATAGTTAATGTAATAAATATGATTATGTATATCAGGGTCAGAAGGCGCATTAATTTCTATAATATCGCCTAATTGTATTGTTAATTTATCTGATTCATCAGTAATTTTTAATTCATTCATTACCTTATATTTATAGTAGAAATTTTTATAATTTACGAAAATATAATAATTATATATAATAATTATATATAATATATAATATATAATATAGTATATAATTTTATATTTTATATTATATATTTAAAGACAATTTATGAAATATTATTAATATATTACACACATTAATAGACAATGTCTCCTACATATAATTTAAAGTTAATAAATGAAGATTCTAAACAAATATTAGATAAATTAATAAATGATCATATTATATTTAATAGAGAATGGTTACAAAATGATAAAGATTATCATATTATGAAATATAATAAAAATGAGTTAAATAAATTGAATGATAGTGATTTTAATGATAAATATGGATTAACCAAACAAGAAATTGAATTATATCGTTCTGTTATTCATAGCAATGGAATGATTATGGCATTTTCACCGCCTAAATCATTAGCAGAAAATATTTTTATGTCTAAAAATCCTCCAAACGAATGTTATGCGGAAGAAATCGTTGATGGAACTATGATTAATTTATTTTATGATAATGAAACAAATAAATGGGAAATTGCCACTAAAAGTTCATTTGGAGCAAATAATAATTTTTTTATTAACACAATTAATAATACACACAATGACCAAAATACATTTCGTTCTCTATTTTTTGATGTATGTAAAACGATTGAATTTGATTATAAAACACTTCCACACGAATACTCTTATTCTTTTGTTTTTCAACATCCATTAAACCGAATAGTTGTGCCAATAACTCAACATAAATTATATTTAATTGCGGCATACAGTATCGATAATGATAAATTAAATGTTACTAAACTTTCTGATTCAGAAACTACTGTAATTTTTAATAATACAAAGGTATTATTCCCTCAACCATATTCGTTTGAAACATATGATGACAATCAAGCACTTATTTGTTTTATGAATGAAGATTATAAAAATGTAGGTATTATGGTGAATCATGTTCTAACAGGCGAACGTACCAAACTTCTTAACCCAAATTATGAGTTTGTTCATGGATTACGTGGTAACCAACCTAAACCACAATACAGATTATTAGAATTAATGAAAAATAAAAAAATTACACCTTATTTGCGATATTTCCCAGAAGACAAAGAACAATTTAATAGTGTAAAGGAAGAAGTATATAAATTTACAGAAGAATTACACTCCAAATATATTCAATGTTACATTAAAAAGAAAAAACCCCTATTAGAATTTGAAAAAAAACAATTCCATACACATATGTATAATTTACATCATGATATTTATAAAGAAAAATTACAAGAAAAAAACAAACATGTTACAAAGCAGGTAGTTATAGATTATATAAATTCTCTACCTACTCCTGTATTAATGTCTGCGTTAAATTATGATATGCGAAAAATATCCGAATCAGAAGATTTAATTTAATTTTATTTTATTTCATTTTATTTTATTTTATCATAATAATATAAAATGAAAACTATTAAAAAATATAAAAAATATCGTGGTGGAATTCACCCACCAGGTGTAAAACCATTAACTAAATTTAATCCATTATACTCCTTGTATAATAGTCCAGAAACTTTACATATAAAAGAAATATCTAATCCAACTAATGGTTCGGACAAGGATTCAAAAACAGAAATAAAAACTAAAAAATTAAAAACTAAAAAATCAAAAACTAAATCAAAATCTTTACTAAAAAAAATAGAAGAAAGACAAAAAAAAATAGCATGGTTAAAAATGAATAGATTTAAGCATTTGGATGTTTAAGAAATGATCTACACAAATTCATTCTTAATAATTTATTTTCATGATCACCTACATTGGTCGCAAAATGACACAATATATAATTTGTGATTAATGGTATTTTATCTTGACCATATTTTCCTAACATATTAATACAATCTTCACTTAATTTTTTATTATTATGTATACCCTTATCGATACAAAATCTATTAAAAATAGGTTGGTCATAACAAGGCAATGGTGATAAATGTTTTTTATGAAAATCCTTTATAAAATTATATATTTCATTCAGGTAACTTAACATTACATTATTATTATTAAATAAAATTATAGCACTTGTAAATGTAGTAGTTTTATCTAATTGATTAAACTCTTCGTCTGAAAACATACTACCATGACAATGTCTATCCGCGGTTTCTTCTAATACATAAAATTTATTTTCCATATTAATTGTAAATAGTTTATGAATATTTTTAATTATCAGAATATCGCAATCTAAATATAATATTTTTTTAAATTCACCTATTTTTGGGTAATTATATATAAAATAACGTGAATAAGTTGATTCATAAATATTATATTCATTTGAATTATTATTACATATATCCAAAATCCAAATATCATAATTCAATCCTATATTCTCGCATATTTTTATTATATCGTTTTCAAATGATTTACATGTTATTATTAAATAACGTGTATCCTCATTTTTGTTATTTAAATTATAACTTATTAATAAATTTTCTAATAATTTTATATATTGTTTACTAACAAAAACACAACTATAAATTAAATTCATTTATTTAATATAAAATTATATTTTTATATAATTTTATATTTTTATATAATTTTATATTTTTATATAATTATATTTTTATATGATTTTATAATTTTATATGATTTTATAATTTTATATGATTTTATAA